TCAGACGGTGCGCGTAGCACGTCGCGTTGCCAATGAGCTGAACGCCTACGATGAAGAAGTGAAAAAAGTTGTGGGCATTTTCGCGCCCCACCTCGGCGAATCACATGTATATGAAACGCGCACCACTGAATGGCGCATCGTTGCTTCTGCCGTTGATTCTGAGGTTTTGACCGCAAAAAGCGCCTCCGGCGCGCCTCGGAGTCCTGTCAATAACTGTGGATCAAGTGGAAAAGAACCGGCTATAAATGGCCATGATAGCCAGGCTGGAACCTTAGCCACAGCAAAAATGTCTAACGAAAAACCAATTAAAGTTCTGGCTGATAAAGTCGCTCTGAGGGTAATTAGTGTTGAAATGCGCGAATAAATATCGAAGGTTAAAAAATTCAGTCTAATTTTTTTGAAAGATACCGAGATTGCTAGCCCCAGCAGTAATGAATAGTTATTTTCGAGAGTATGTTATGGCTATTACTATGGTATTTATGAAATTTTCACATCAGTTAAGCCTGAAGAAACATGAATTTAAGTTATTAGAAAGCTAGGAAGTTTAATAAGATTGGAATATTATTCTTTAAAACAGGCAGTAATTAGGCGGCATTGAGGAGGGGTAAAATTGAGGGGGGTAAATAAGAAGTGATTATGGTAATGCAGATAACTTTGAAATGCACCAACAAAAAAATAAATAACACCATGCAAATTTCTATATTAGACAATAATTACCAAGGGTAAGGCTAAATAAAAAATCAAAGAAAATAAGTTGTTAATTGTTAATTTAGAATAACTATTGTTGATGTGGCCTCCTACTCATGCCCTTAGGAAACCACATATTAAATATTATTTTAAATTAACTGCAGCGCCCAAAAGAGTTACCACGGGAACGGTCATCGGATGCTTAACAATCACAGCACCGTATCGATCGTTGGCACCTTTTGAGAGAACTGAACTAGAGGTATTTTTAAGTATCTTGTTGATGGCTTTGTTTTCAACTACACTTTTTCCTTTGTTAGGATCCGATGTGCAGTATAACTCCTTTGTTCTTGCGCTATAAGTATCTATCATTCCTTGCCTTGGTAATAAGGAATTATCATATGTAGTAATGACTCCTATCGGAGTGTCATTAATTAGTGAATTCCAAGTCTGAGTATGATACCCAGTTTCAGAACCATGATGGGGAATTTTAAATACACCAACTTTTTTGTTAATAGGAGCGCAAATAGCAGTGCAAACCTTGTCCCAGCCGCGATTTCTCTTTTTCTCTAAGTCTGCACCCAACAAAATATCATTTTGTTGATGTGATGTTGTGTCATAGATTCTGAGAACTACACAATAATGGTTAGGCTTTCCCTTAGGAAGAGATAATAACACCTCTGAATTATTGTTTGCATTTACGGCATGATGAACAAAATCATCTCTCGATTCTTGCATATCTTCATTACAAGGGGATAAAGCATGAATGGTTATGTTATTCTTAGTATAAAGGCAGGTGTTTGCCATTACTTGATCGAGGTCTTTCCTATCACTAGTTTGAAAATGCTCGCATAATCTAGAAAATTCATTAGTTTTTGAATTTACTTCATTCAATTTTTTAAAGTCATATATGTAACGCACAAATTCTTCTTTCGTAAGCGCAGCACTGATATGAACTCTTGCTTTTTTGCATGTGAGAATGGTTTCAAGCATTCCAGAAATATGATCATCATGAAAGTGACTAATTATGATTAACTTTACATGTTCAGCAGGATCAACCCCTTGTTCTTTAAGGTATTCAAGAGCAGCTGGTTTGTTTTGATCATTTAAACAAGAGTCAGTGATAAGCCACTCATTATCTTGTAAATGCATCAATATTGACTCTCCAGTGCCTCGCCCAAAAATAATCGTTTCACAAATAGAAGCTAATGTAGACAAGTTGTTCAACGTCCATTATGTTGTTTATGATTAGTTTTCTTTAAACACTGTTTTGAAATAATCGACTATTGCATCGGCAGTAGCATTAGTTTCATCAGGACGTTTTTTACGTGTGATGCGTCTCCTAATTCTAAACTCCGAAACATTTCTATGTCCACCAATTAAATTTCGGTCTAAACCTACCCGCCAGTAAAATACAGCATTTTCAACTAACAACTTTTGATCGCTTGGTGTAAACTCTTTAGCTTCAAAGTCAATATTATCCAATATTTCATCTGTATCTTGATCATATATCCGGGCACTGACAATTCTTTTACCTTTAACTAAGTTAATAGCATCAACTACACCGTAGCTTTCAAGTTGTTTCTCAAAAGTAGTGGCTTTATTAGCTAACAGATTTCTGATTTTCTTATCTATTTTGTTTGCTGTTAATTCCAAGAAATCACGAACAGGCTTAGTAACATAATCATCTAAATTGGTATCAACGTCTTGCTCTAAAACGGATGTATTAGCTAAATCAGCATGGCCATAGGTATTATCAGCACGCTGCTCATTCACTAATTCATTTTTGTAATTTTGATCAATATGCTGATCATTACTAGCCTCGAATAGAAAGCCAGATTTCAAAGCATGAATTTTAGATTGTGATGAAAATAATATATCTCCGGAATTAATTGGTTCCGGTGCGGCATAGTAAATATCTTCTGTGATTAATAAGCTACTCATTATCCAATTACTCCCGTTAAAATATTATCGGCAGTTTCATTATTCTTTTTAACATTCTTAATAAAATGCTCAAGAATAATCTTGGGAATATCCATAGTAAATTTTGTTTCATTACCATCAATTGCAGCAAGATGGTGATTAAACGAAAATTCCACGCCCTGAGCCAAGCCTTCTTTCTTAGAACGTTTAGAATTCACATCAATGAATATTTGGTCGAAATAATTTTTCCCATTCTCTCGTCGTTCTTCGCTTTCAAATGCACTTTCATCTTCTAAAACAACACGGCAAGATTTCATACCTATATGCTGTTTTTCAACATCTATTAAACTGCTAGTGACATTCTCATACCAGAGTGGTTTAGGGATTAAAACATCACCAAGCTTATGATAATCATCCTTATCATTCACATTATAAGTAAATTCTGAGTTCAACCCTAAACCATAAGACTTGACAGTATCTAACAGGGTAATTACAGAACTTACAAAATCAGCAAATGCTTGTTCTAATCCAGGTTTTGCAAGTCGAAACTGCACTCGTTGAGGGAAAGAGTTAACTTCTAACCACCCGAAATCACACGAAATTGATTCATGGCCTATTTTCATATCAACTGCATTGATATCTTCTTCTGAAAGGAGATTGTAAAAACCAAACCATTCTGGAGTGAAATTGGTCGGGCTAACAGCTGCAACCCAGATGATAGATGAGCGTTGTTGGTGCAACGAGTATTTCATAAAAGTATCCATTTAAGCCGAAGTATGACTAACTTTATCATTTTTAGGGCTTTTGTCCTCATGGCATAGCTACCGCACAACATAAAAAATGCTGAAATGGCATTCAGTATGACAAAGTGCAAAAAACAGTCAAGGGAAGAGCGTTAAGTAAGCGCACACTATTTGAAATCGTTGAAAATTACTGATGTTGAAAATTGCATGCTGCATGCACCCTTCTTCCCTTTCCTATCGAAGCCCTACCTATAACGTAAACCTAATGTTAGTAGATCTGAAGCTGTTGGTGGTTCTTAAAGACGCTACAGCCAGGCAAGAGTGCAATGACAGCACTGCGTACAATCCTCACGTTAATTGACTTTATGTCATCCAATGATTGGGAAGAACTTCCTAACATCGCCTGAAGGTTCACCTGAAAACGCGGAGAATCGCTTAAGCGTATTTTTCTTGCTTTAGATACATAGAGCGATGTTCGCACACTACTATAAGATTAAAGCAACAGGTCCCTGCATGCATGACTGCATGGTTTTGCATACCCTCGACAAGAAAAAACATAGCCCATTAGCCCATTTGGACAGGCTCTGATGACTCAGACTCATGCATTAAAAACAGTGCGGCAAGTCAGAAGCGGGCAGGCGGGTAACATTGCGCGCGCCGGGGTGCGGGACTACTCCCCATTGCAATATTCGTCCATGCAATGGGGAAATTAGATTATTTTTCGATATGCGCAGCTATGCTTTTTGCAACTTGCACTGCAACGTCATCCCAAGCACTTTCAAGAATACCTGTAGCTGAAGTACCGCCGATAGTTGGATCTTTCTTGTGTGAGGAGAATTGTTGATTCCACGTTTTACCGTTCAAGCTAAACGCAGCATTGAATGTAACGGTACCGACATCAATAGCAGGAGTAATGTTGAATATACCCGCTGAATACTCAAAACCGGAACGTGCTTCAAGTACTGTAATTGTCAGATTTTGACCTGATGGTGATATATCCGCATAAGTAGAAATTGCTTCTTCAATGCGAGAGGATAGGGCCACACCAGTTGGTAAGCGAGTACGGGAACCACCGCCTACGAAGCCATCTGAACCCTGAATATCGATGCGCTGAGGGAAGTTAACCGGGTTCCAAGAAATTGAGAGTTTCGGTTTTTCCCCTTGGATTTGCACTGATTTCATATCCGAAATAGAAGAGTAAGCCAGGCGGTTATTAAACGGTAAACTAATAGCACACCCAGAGAGGCCTACTGCAATGGCGAGAACGGCAAAAGCTCTTAACAGCGTTTTCATTATAATCCTTTTAAAAAGGTAACTGTGTATAGTCAAATTGGAGGTGAAACTTTAGCGTATGATCTTGATCGAATCGAGGAATATGCATACTACCAAAGTGGATATTTCTCAATAACGAATAGCAGCCTAAAAAAACGACTGTTGGTTATATTGCCTCCATTTGTTAGCGTTATGTTTGCTTCTTACTCCGGCGTAAGTTCGTAAGAGGTAAATCTGATCACATCCTCCCCAAACCACGCATTTAACTCTTTAAAACGTTCTTGTAACGGCGTCAGTTCGTTACGCACAAACACCTGCGACGCCTTCACCGAATCACCAAACCCGCCGCTGTTCTCCGGAATAATGCCCATCATCTGAGGTGGCACGCGGTGCGCGCAAAGCAAATCGTTCTGGCTAGCTTTCTTGATATTAAAAAAATCGTCTTTGGTTGCGACTTCACTCAAAGGGATGATTTTTAGCCCGTCAGGCTTGCCGTTAGGCGCGTACATAAACCCGTTACGGAAGTTACCCAGACCTTTAGTACTACCCATTGCCTTACGCATGGCATCAACGTCGCTGCTGCTCATCGCTGCATCCGTCATATACAAAATGTATCCGGCGTGCGCTCCGTTCTGATAGTACTTGCGGCGGAACAACGTGGCTGCCTCATTCAACCAGGCGGAATTCAGGGCGCTGAGATATTCCGGCAGACCGTACAGCTCCTGATTAATGTCCGGTTCAATCAGATGAAACACGCTGCCCGTTTCAAACTGGTGCGCTTCTTTCCATTGCTGCACAAACCAGTAAGTATCCGGCTCCACACCGCGCCGTGCATATTTGGCGGGCACCGTTTTCATCACCACCGCGTCGCCGAGCTGGTTGCGGATCACTTCTAAAAATGCGTTCCCGAATACCAAATAATCCAGGGCGAAGCGGCTGAATTCCTGCTGTGATAGCAGCGGATGCGGAACAAAGGTCGAAGCCAGAATATTACGCTTAACGTAAAGCGACGAACTGTGGTGAACCGCCGCCCGCAGCGTGCGAGCCAGTCCGTCAAAGCTGATCGGCGGCTCATACCACTGGCCGTTACCAATACATTCGATGTAATCGAGAATTTCACGGCGGTCTAAAACCGGTGTCGGATCGCCAAAACTGAACGTCATCTCCCCTCCGGTCTGCTGCTCCGTTGCTGTAACCGTGGTTTGTGCTGCCTTGCGGAATTTGCGCTTAGCCACGTTGATCACCTTTTGGGTGTGAGTGGTTGGTGTGGGCTCTGCCCTGGTATTGCGCGCAGAATTCATCCGCTGACGGCTGATGTTTCAGGCGATGCGGCTCGCTGGAATTATCCTTGCCCGTCCAGACGTTTTTTTGTGGGGCGACATGGCTGCTGTTGTGAGTGGTTTTCATTAGTAAAACTCCAGGATGTTAGGGCTTTGGCCGCCGTTCGCGGCGGTCAGCGGTTCGTTAAGCAGTGCGTGCATGATTGCCCAGGCGACATCCGCGTGACTGGCTTCCTCGCTGCGGCTGGCCTCATAGGTGGAGCGGCTGCCGCTGGCGGTCATGGTTTTGCGAATTGCCATGAATGACGAGGTGATGTCTTTATGGTTGGTGTCGTACTCCAGGCGGCCGGACGTGATGGTGTCTTTTGCTTTCAATACCATTTTTGTCTTCGTTTCCGGGCTGTAGCGGATTTCCATTGCGGCGGGGAAGAACTGCCGGACAAGCTGGAACACGCCCTGGCCGATGCCGGTGGCATCCACGCCGATGTATTCCACGCAGTAGCGTTTTGTTAACGCCTCAATGCTTTTCGCCTGGGCGGCAAAATCCATGCCTTTCCACTGATGGCGTTCCAGCACGCGGAACTTGCCACCGTCCACCAGCGGCGGAGCCACCACCGCGCAGCCTGCACTGTCGCCGGTGTGTGACGGGTCGTAACCAATCCAGACGGCGCGATAGCCAAACGGACGCACGGCGAACGGGCTGAAATCCTGCCATTCCTCCGCGCTTTCCACCATGCAACGCTGCAGCTCGGCAAACGGAAATACCGACGCCTGATCGTCAACGAACTCACACATAAACAGGTTGCGGAAGTCTTCCGCGCTGTTTTCCTGTTTCAGCGTGTCGATGTTGAACAGGTTGCAGCCACCGGCTAACGCATCCTCAATGGTGACGATTTGCCGCCACTGGCCATCCTCACAAAGCCGTCCTTTCGCCAGGGCGTGATGGCCGATATCCAGTTCAATCCGGTCGTTCGGATTTTCCCGCCCCTTGTTAAATAGTTCGCCAGACCAGAACGGATATGCGCCGTGCGTCAGCGCTGACGGGGTGGAGAAATAGGTGGTGCGCAGATGTTCCTGTGAGGCCATGCCGCTGGCGACCTTGCGCAGCTTCTGGAAGTTCGGGATCCAAAAGATTTCGTCCACGTACAGGTCGCCATTGTGGCTTTGGGCGGTGTTGGAATTGGTGCCTAAGAAAATCAGCTTTGCGCCGTTGTTGCCGATCACAATCGGGTCGCCGGTCAGCTCGACACCGGCCAGGCGGGCGAACTGAATGATGTACTCACGGAACACGTAAGCCTGGGTTTTACTGGCTGACAGGAAAATCTGGTTGTGGCCGGTAGCCAGGGCACGCAATAACGCCTCCCGTGCAAAGAAAAACGTTGCGCCAATCTGACGGGATTTCAGGATGTCACGGATCCGATGTTTAAGCCCCGCGTCGTACCACACGCGCTGATACTGGAAGCACTGGGCAAGAAAAATACCCTCCAGTTTTTCCAGTGCCTCGTCGGTGAAATAGTTCCTGGTCGGCTTCTTACGATCCCCTTTGTTGCGGTTGGCAACGTTAGGATTTAAATCCACCTCATTCCCGCTTTTGCTGTAACGGTTCACCCTTGCCAGGCGTTCAATCATCCGGCCTAACGCATCAATCTCTTTGTAATCCGCATTTCCTTTCACGTCTTTGGCCACAAGCTGGATCAGTCTTGCTTCCAGGCTGGATTCCACGCGGGAAATCGGCGCGACGTTTTCCCAGGCGTCGCGGGTTTTCCAGCTTTGCACCGTCGGTATTTTTTGGGTCAGCGTTTCTGCAATCTGACGAACTGAAAAACCCTGCCAGTAAAGCAGTGCCGCCTGTCGCCGTGGGTCGCTGATAATGGTTGAGTTTGTCATTTTCATGACTGCCACGTTAACGGGCGGCACGCTGATTTTCCTGCTGCCCACGTTGTGCCATCAAGCATCAACCCGCATCGGCTGGCGGTGTCGGGCGTGTGTCTGGAAACTTGGACTCCTCAGAAGCACACACCGACTGGAGTCCGACACATGGCAACAAAAGCAAAGCGCTTTCGTATCTGTACCGAAGGGGCAACCACCGACGGGCGCGAAATCACCCGCGACTGGATTGAACAGATGGCGGCGACCTATGACCCGAAGGTCTACGGGGCACGCATCAACATGGAGCACATCAAGGGCTATTTCCCTGACAGTGCGTTCCGCATGTACGGCGATGTCACCGGCGTTTACGCCGAAGAAGTGGCTGACGGTGCGCTGAAAGGCAAGCTGGCACTGTATGCCGATATCGACCCGACCCCGGATTTAGTCTCAATGGTGAAAGCCCGCCAGAAGGTTTACACCTCCATCGAAGTGAACCCCTCGTTTTCCGACACCGGCAAAGCCTACCTGATCGGCCTGGCCGTGACCGACAGCCCCGCCAGCCTCGGCACCGAGTACCTGCAATTCAGCGCGAAGGCACAGCAAAACCCGCTGGCGAGCCGCAAACAGGATGCCGGAAACCTCTTTACCGCCGCCGAAGAAACGGCGTTCGAGTTTGTGGAAGAAGCACCGGCCGCCCCGTCGCTGTTCTCCCGCGTGAAACAACTGCTGTCCAGCAAATCCACCTCAGACGATGCCCGTTTTAAAGACGTCCATGACGCGGTGGAAGTGGTGGTGGCGCACGTTGAAACCGGCATGAAAGACACGGATGAAAAGCTGTCCGCGCTGGAAAACACCGTGACACAACGCCTGAACGCGCTGGAGCAAACCGCGAAAGATGACCGCGAACAGTTCAGCACGCTGAAAGGAAAGCTGGAAAAATCCGCGCCGCAGAACTACACGCAACGCCCTGTTTCCAGCGGCGGCGGCAAGGGTGATGCAGCCAATTTCACCGACTGCTAAGTACAACGCTCGCAATTAACCCGTTAACCCATTTGGAAAAAAACGCATGAAACAATCTACCCGTTTTCAATTTAACGCCTACCTGTCCCGCATTGCTGAGCTGAACTCGGTGGACACCGGCGACCTGGATAAAAAATTCAGCGTAGAGCCGTCGGTGACGCAGACGCTGATGACCCGCGTGCAGGAATCTTCCGCCTTCCTCCAGATGATTAACATCATTCCGGTGGATGAAATGAAGGGTGAAAAGGTCGGCGTCGGCGTGTCCGGTTCGATTGCCAGCACCGCAGACACCAGCGGCACCGGTGAACGCCAGACGGCTGACTTTAACACCCTGACCGCTGAGGGCTATGAGTGCCGCCAGACGAACTACGATTTCCATTTCCGTTACGCCACGCTCGATCTCTGGGCGCGTTACCAAGATTTCCAGGCGCGTTTACGTGACGCCATCGTGAAACGCCAGGCGCTGGATCGCATCACCATCGGCTTTAACGGTGTTGAGCGTGCGGCAACGTCAAACCGCACCAAAAACCCGCTGTTGCAGGACGTGAACGTGGGCTGGCTGCAAAAGTACCGCAACAATGCGCCGGAGCGCGTGATGAGCAAGATTGTCGGCGACGACGATGCGGTGATCTCCGCCACCGTGCGCGTCGGCGCAGGCGGTGACTATGAAAATCTGGACGCGCTGGTCATGGACGCGACCAACAACATGGTTGATCCAATTTATCAGGACGACACCGGCCTGGTGGTGATCTGCGGGCGTCAGTTGCTGGCGGACAAATACTTCCCGCTGGTGAACAAGGCGCAGGAAAACTCTGAAAGCCTGGCGGCGGATATGATTATCAGCCAGAAGCGCATCGGTAACTTACCGGCGGTGCGCGTGCCGGGCTTCCCCGCTAATGCGTTCCTGATCACCCGTCTGGATAACCTGTCCATCTACTGGCAGGACGGCACGCACCGCCGTCATATCGAAGAGGTGCCAAAGCGTGACCGCATCGAAAACTACGAATCCATTAATGAGGATTTCGTGGTGGAAGACTATCGCGGCGGCTGCCTGGTCGAAAACATCCAGCTCGGCACCTTCAAAGCTGCCGCACCTGAATCAGCGGAATAAAGGGGGACATCATGATCAGCCCTTGCCGTCGTCACATGCTGCGACAGTCCGCCATCATCGCCGCACAGCAGGCCGCCGGTCAGTTGACTCATGCCACCGGCTACGAACTGCAAATGCAAAAGCTCAATGCGGATAAACAGGCACTGCACAAGATCCAGTCCTTCCAGGACAAGGCTGCGTTAAAACGCAAGCTGTTGCCGGAATACGCCCCGTGGGTGTCGGGCGTACTCGCCGAAGGGAATGGCGCACAGGATGCCATCCTGATG